CCGCTAATAACTCCGGTCCTGCAGCACGATGAATAGCTCCATCTACACCTCCACCACCAAGCAGAGAATTATTTGCGGCATTAACAATTGCCTGCACATCTGTTATCTTTGTTATGTCGCCTCTTATAGTTTTTATTATGTACATCTTATTGCTCCCCTTCTAAATCCTGCCAGGGTTCCAGTCCCACTTCTTCCCAGGTTACTCCTTATGGTGCCCCACCAGAAGTATATCCTGCAATATAGAAAAATGTATCGTCCTAACTTGTATTATTTTCTACTGCATGGTTCTTCATAACCTGCTTCTCGCTTATCTACAATGCTACAAAATTCTTCATACTCTGTTTTATGAGCAAATGCCTGTACTGTTGCATATAGTTTTCTGCAAATACTGCTCTTTTCGGAAACATTTGGCATTCTATGATTTTCAAGATAAAACCTTATATACATGCTATAAGTTTTATCAGCAATAGCACTTTTCTGTTTTTGCTTTAAATCCTTATAGCTTCTATCTGTTCTTCCCATAGAAGTATTCCTCACACGATTTCATATAATTTACAGCACCTTCATGCAGCTAATCATTTTATATACTCTCCTATCGTAGCAGCTTTCTAATCTGCTTATCAGTTGCTATCGGATATGCCTCATGCATGTATTCCACAAGACGATTCCACGATTCTGCCGGTTCTTCCTTGTAACAGCTTGTCACATAATCATATCCATATATATGCTCTACAGATGAATAAACCGCCACATCCCATCCATACTCGATACCCTTTTTATTTTTACGCTTTCTAAAATCACAGTTGCAAAGGTATGTCTGCATACAAAGATTAGTAATTGCTCCATCAAAACCTTTTTCTCCATCTTTTCCGAACCCAGCTTTTATTTTGAGTTCGTTAGAAAGCATTTCTGCATCAGCTTTTTCTTCCATAAAGTTATCCATGATTTTCTTGTGCTTATGAGGTGCTTTTCCATCTTCATACAAAGCATCAAAATCATAACCATCCCTACGATAATTAGCAAATACAGGAAGCCATTTCTTTGAAATAAATCCGGCTTTCTTGTCAAAAAATTTGCTATATACTATATCTTTGCCTCTTGCAATTACAGTTCTCCAAAGCCATGGATCTTTGTCAACATCATCACACCACCAATATTCAGGGACTGTTCGCTCTTCCAACGAAAACCCTGGTATGTCATTCTTAAATAAAGGCAAGAAACCTATTCTGTTGATATATTCTGTTGCTTCTTCCACAGTATGTATGCATTCCGGATCATCCCAATCCACACCATACATAACCCATGTGCCAGATTCGTTTCCCATCTGATACTCCTGTTCTATATCACAATACCATTACAATGGTCAATCTCTGCTTGTGTCAAGTAAAGACCAAAAAAATTTATTTTCAAGAACCATCAAAAACCGATAGTTCTTGAAAATAGTCTTATATGAAGTATATCATTTAACCTGTATAAAGTCATCCACATTCCACTCAAATTGAATGTTGCCGTCATCATACATTGTGATACGCTTTACAACCTGACGAATAAGATCCAAGTCAAATGTCTCCATTTTGGATAACAACTCTATTGTTTCTTCCTCACCAGCTTTATCAATACATTGTTCCAACTGTATTTTAGACTCAAGTTCGTGAAGCTCTATCTTAATTTCACCAATATGCTCAGTAAGCCTTGTCCTTTCAGATATCATAATATCTCTCTGGACAATTCCTTTCGTATAATCGTCATACAACTGGAACTTTTGAGTTTCAGCCTTACTTTTCATTTGTTGCAGCTTATCAATTTCTTTTTGCAACTCAACACAACTACTCCTTTGTCTTTTATATGCCTGCAAATGCTCAAGCATACCTGCTGCTGTTGTCTTAATATATTGCATAACACCTGCCTCAAATTCTTCCGTTTTCATTCTGACATTGCGACAGTTATATTTACTAGGATCATAATTGCAGCTACACTTATAATACCCATAAGAATTTGCAAGTCCTTTACCACAACAACCACATATTATTATAGCTTTTTTATATGAACCTTGCTTTTTGGTTCGATTACAGGTTGTCTTATTAATCACTTTATGTGCTTCCTCAAATGTTTGTTTTGACACTATCGGCTCGTGACAATTTTCCACTATAATCCAACTATCAGGATTCATTTTCTTTGACTTATAACCCGTTTGAGCATTACATACGGTCTTTCCATAAATAATTGTTCCCGTATAAATCTCATTAAACAATATATTCATAACTGCTGAAGCACTCCATTGTTTTATTTCATAATTTCTTGGGTGATTCCACTTTTTACCATGCCTTTCTTTATATTGTACACGGGTATCAATGTTATTAGCATTCAAATATCTGGCAATTTGCTTATACTTTTTCCCTTCAATAGCCATCTCAAATATAAGTCTAACCACCTGTGCAGGTTCTTCATCAATAACAAGCTTTTGTTTATCACTTTCAGACCTCTTATAACCATATGGAGCCTGCGGTCCTATAAACTTACCAGCCTTTGCTAATGTTGTTCTTGCACTTCGTACCTTTTTTGATGCGTCTCTGCTATACATCATATTTATAACATTTTTTACCGCAACCTCCATTCCTCCTGTTGCTCCTGTAAAATTATTACTGTCATAATTATCATTTACTGATATATACCTTACTTTAAGCACCGGAAATACAAACTCCAGATATCTTCCAACTTCCAGATAATCTCTACCCAGACGGCTGTAATCTTTTGTAATAATAACTTGTATATTGCCCTCTTTGACCTGTGTCATCATTTCTTCAAATGCTTCTCTGTCAAACCTTGTTCCACTTATGCCATCATCAATATATTCTCTAACAGTATAAGTTGAAAGAACTGCGTCAGATTTGATATATTCCATAATAAGATTTCTCTGGTTGGTAATACTATTACTTTCATCTTTGCTATTAATATCTGTATCTTCACAAGAAAGGCGAAGATATATTGCAATTACATTATATGCCATTACACTCTGCCTCCCTTACATCTGCTATAGATACTAACTGATCCAGCATATCATCATAGTACAACTTCACTTCTATATTCTTGTCCGGATATATCTTTATCTCAGATACAAAAGCGTCTACAATCTCCTGAGTCAGTATTCGTTTTCCTTGAAATTTTGCTATAATACTTTCCCAAGATTCATCTAAATGAAAATCCTTCCTATAC